AGAAAGTTTTAAAAAATTTTTTAAAAAAAGTAGCAAAAAAAAGTGTACTTTTGTACTTTTGGTCTAGAAGTGTTGATTTATATGACTTTAGGGTGGACAGATTATGGTACAAATTACGTTTAGGTGGACAGATTATTTTGTACTTTTAGGCGCCCTACGCGCGCGCGTGTCAATTTTTTTAAAATTTTTCAAAGTTTTTAGATCCCTATATGATATAAGAGGTTATGCCTAGGAAAAGAAGAAAAGCTATTGCCTCAAAAATAACTCCCGATATACCTTATCCAAAAGTCCGGGTAGAGTGGATCGATTGTGTGAGCGATTCGGGCTGGGCTACTGAGAAAGAATTTGACAGAATGAAATTAGCACGACCAGTTAATGAAGGTTGGTTGTATTCAAAAGATAAGGACTCTGTAAAACTCTTTGCCTCTTACGATAGAGATGACGATGGTATCAGTTTCGGGGATAGGACTATGATTCCTCTGGCTTGGGTAAAGAGGATTCAGAAGATTTAATTTCAGATGACTCGCCATCAACAGTCTTCGCATTTAGAAGCGGTTCGTAGTCGGATAGAATTTGTTTCATTTTGTTTTCTAGCTCTGCTTCTGATAGGTCCTCTAGCTTTCCTGTTTTTATTATTTTGCGGTCTATATACAATCCTGCTGCTTTCCCTCGGTTTGCTTCAGCATTTACCGCAGAGGAAAAACTCCCTTTTCTCAAAGCTGCTTCTCTCAATCGAGCGAGCTCTGCAACGTGTCCCTCGTAAGTAACTTCATGTTTTCTAACTCTCTCTTCTCTTAACTCACCAATATATTTTACAACTAATGGAGACAGTCTTGGGTTTGTTAGTTCTGACCCTTCTTGTCTTGCCCGTTTCGGGGAGTATCCAGCTTTTGTTGCTGCCTCTGTTTGTGTAAGTGGTCCTGTCTCATCACCAAACACAAGAAGCTCTGCAAATCTTCGCTGCATCTCTGTTAATCTCTTTGGTACACCCATGTTGACAATTTAAGGTAACTATCCTATATTGTCAATCATGAAAGTACGCAAGGATGATAGGGGTTCTCAAGATTTAGAAGTCCAAATAGAAAGACTACAGTTACGGGTGAGAGATTTAGAAGACATAAACGAAGGTCACCGTCAATTGAATGGTGAGCTTAGGAAGGAGATGCACGGGTTGCAAGAAAAAGCATCTGAGCTAGAAAAAACTAAAAACTTATTGCAAGGTTATAAAAGTGTGATACAGGATTTATCCGACAAGTTAAGACAGAAGGAATCATGAGAGTAAAAGATCTGCAAGAATTTTTAGGTTCTTTTACAGAAGGGTCTGAAGCGGTTAAGAACGCAGTCATATTTGTAGAGATCAATGGTAAACTACATGCGATAAGACGTATGGAAGTTCATGAAAATGCACATCCAATTATTGGTTTACCTGGACATCATAGTCATAGATTAGTTCTTAAAACTGAAAAACCTTCGAGTCTTATCTTGCCAGATAAACTTCAAAAGGACTATTAATGAACGACGTTGTAACCCTAAAAAACGCATGGCACCAGAGCGTAAATTATATAAAAAAATTAAAAAATTTTTACCTAATATTTCGTGGATTAGACTGGAGAATAATAGCTTACTTGGGACTCCTGATCTATTGGCCTGTAATACTTCTGGCCACTTTTTCACAGTAGAGTTAAAAGTTACGAAGAGTAACAAGGTGCGTCTGTCACCTCACCAAATTAGCTTCCATGTTAAGCATCCGAAGAATACTTTTATCTTAGTCGAGCACCTCGGCTTGGGAGACGTGAAACTTTTCCGTGGTTCTCAGGTCTTGGACCTTGCAGCTTGCGGCTTGGAGCTTGACGCTTGTTGCTTGGGGCTTGAAGCTTGCGGCTTGTTGTTCGAGTCGCTTGGTGCTTGAGGCTTGGCGCTTGAAGCTTGATACTTCTCGAACTCTTTTCTAATCTTCTCCAGCTCTTTGTAATATTTAGGATGTTTGAAAGTCATTTTAATGTTTGCCGTATTTAACAACTTTGACGCTCGAATCCCAGCATTTTCTACAGTCTCCACACTCACCACCCTGAGAAGGCGCCGGACAATTGGCGCCTTCTTCTACGACCATTGAAGAGTTTGGCCAGGTGTTAACCTGCTGGCCTATCATCGGCGGGCTAAACCTAATGACTAAATTTTCTGGCTTCCTTGGCAGGTGCTCTTTTATCCAAGCCTCCCGCGTTGGTAACCAGTGATTTGTTTCCGGTGTTGCCCTGCAGATCTCAAAAATTTTGTTTAAGTGCTCCAGGTCCTGGACGTCTCCGGCGTCGTGCCATCTGAACCACTTTTGACGCTTGATCACTGTTATCATTGCTTCGACCCATAACGGTGAGCGCATGGCCTTCAGTCTTCTATACTGTGCTTTTTTAATTTCTGGATATCTTGTATAGTTACCCTTCAGAGCGTAACAGCTGGCGCAGACGCTGCCAGGAATTTTCCGTAACCTGCTGCCCGTTTTACACTCCCACGCTGGCAGGCTGTAGCTCAGGCCTGGCATCTTGGTTGTTTTGGTAAAACTATCAGTTATTTTTTTTGCTTCTTTTACTTTCATAATATCCTATATAATCCTTTATACTGTACCTGTCAAGCTTGCTGCTTGAAGCTTGCGGCTCATTTCTGAATAAATCAGCCAGAGCCGCAAGATCCCAGGACACTCAAGCAATATTTGGTTTAATGCCCGCGGGGCTCCCAGAGTGTCCAGGGATCAGGACCTGCAATCCTTCGCAAATTCATCTCGGTCCTTCTCCAAGGCAAAGTATTTTATATTCTCGTGCCTGAAGGAATGATTTGCCCGGTTGAGTAGAGTTTGCAGGTTAATCCTTTTTTTCTTATTCTCTTCGATATCGAAGACCCATATCACCTGTTTAACTTTGTCGGTCATTAAATAAACTGCCTTGCTATATCAAACGCCAAAATTAAAAAACAACCCAGTGCAACTATTGCACCTGTTGCAGGGTAAATTGGTATTAATGCCATGCCCAGGGCAGAACATATTCCAAGTAAAACCCAAAATATAATTTGTATCATTAGTTCCTCGCTTTCTTATAAGTTATCATTGGATCAATCGCAGTTGTGTATCTATTGATTACAACATCCCAAAAACAAATATATTTTTTGCCTCCCTGTTCCCAGGTTCTGCAACCATCTTTGTCCATTGAACCAATTCTAAAAATTGTTTTATTATATTTTTTTGCCCACCAAGAGATTATAAAATCTGACTTGGCCTCTATGTCTTTTGCTATTTTTTCAAACTCTTCTAAAGTCATAATATATCCTTTCTACCTGGGACAATAAAGGATTGTCCCAGGTTTGTCAAATAATTAATTAATTGTTTGGTCTATTGGTGGCAAAGCTTTTACCTCTCTATTCCAGCTTAAACCGTCTTTTTGTAAATTAGTGTGAAGCTTTTGCTTCAAACTATCTGGGCTACCTGCTTCCATAATTTCTTTATAAGATGCCCTTTTATTTTCCTCTAATGTTGCAAGTATTTTGCCTTCGGGTGTTTTCTTAATTTTTGCCCGTGCAAAATCCCCGGCCCAGTCTCTTATCTGTTCCCAGCAATCATCCGGAGTTATACGGTTTGATCCATAACCAAAGATATCAAAGTTTTTTTCTTTAAATTTATAGTTAATATCTTTTTTAGCGTGTTTGGTTTTATTAAAGAACCTGGCCGCTTTACTCATTTTGCTTTTTACAGTTTCAATAGCTTTTTCCAGCTCTTCAATAATTGGTGTTGCCCCAATATCATCAGCCAGGTTTTTTTCAGCTATCTCAATTGCTTCCGCTTCTATTGACTTTACTTTCAATTCAGCGGCTCTTATTAATGGATCATAGTTTCGATCCAGTTCAGATACAAAGTGGTCCCGTTGCCATTTTTGCATTGTGCTTTTTGTCATATTATATTTATCCTTTCTAATTTATTTTTATCACTTGACAAATAACCTGTCAAGGATTATATAGGATATATAAGATATTTAAGAAATCCCTTTCTACGGATATCTTATACACTGGCTGCGCGTCACACCACCACCTGCGGTCGTCTTCGCGCAGCGCAGGTGTTGTCCCAGGGGTCCCAAACCAATAGCAAAAATCAAATATAAAACACCCCCCACCCCCCTTAATTTACAAAAAGGGGTCCCACTACTCTAGGTTGTATTGCATGATTTACACATTCGTGTATACTGAAAACATATTGGTACCATGGACTTGAATAAGGTAAATATAGAAAAATTACCTGCGGATGTCAGGAAGACCTTCAAA